ACAGCCATAAGTGTCCTCCGTAAATTCTTTTAGCACTTGGTGTGTGTAAGATATGTTTTGACGACCATGTTTACGATCAACATAGTCCTTTCCAATAGTATTCATTGCTCCTGGACGAACAAGAGCATTTGATGCTGCCAGTTCATTTAGATTTTTGACACCCATCTTAACAAGAAGGTTTGTGTATGGTGCTGCTTCACATTGGAATACACCCTTTGTGTATCCGTCTGATAGCATTTGATAAACATTTGCATCATCCATCTTAATCTTAAGAAGGTCAATCTTCTTTCCATCTCGCTCTTTAATAATGTCAATTGTGTTCTTAAGAACAGACAAAGTCTTAAGACCCAAGGCATCAATCTTAATTAAACCAATTCTTTCAGCCTCTTCCATGTCAACGCCTACAACAGGAATTCTTTCATCTGATCCAGTAGAAGACCTTGTTTCAAGTGGTGCGTATCTAAAGATTGGCTCTTTTGCAGTTACAACACCAGCAGCATGGATTCCTGTGCCACGAATACGACCACGAAGTTGTTCTCCATAAACTTCTACCTCTGGATACTTCTCACGAAACTCTAGTGTTGATTTAGATGTGCAGAAGTCATCCCAAGTGTCTACGGTCTTTAATACTTTATTAACATCTGAAAGCGGTATGTTTAGTACTCGTGCAACATCTCTTACAATTCCTTTTCCAGTAAACTGTAAGAATGTAGCAATAGAGGCAACATGTCGATACTGTCTAACAAGATAATCTTTAACTTCTTCACGACGAGTATCCTGAATATCTGTATCAATATCTGGAAAGTCGTTACGCTCTGGATTAATAAATCGGAAGAACAAAAGATTGTGTTCAATAGGATCAATATCTGTAATCTTTAATGCATAACAAACAAGAGAACCAGCAGATGATCCACGACCTGGCCCAACCATAATCTCTTCCTTCTTAGCCCAGTTAATCATGTTACTTACAACAAGGAAGTATGGGGCAAACTTCTTGTCCTTAATAATCTGTAATTCTTCTTCAAGTCTATCAAGGTACTCTTGGTTTTCTGACAAACCTCGCTCTGCCAAACCTTCAAGCGCAACCTTAGCAAGTTCTTTATCAGGACTCTTGTACTGTACTGGAAGAAGGTTTAGCCCTTCTTGAATGCCATAGTCTCCTACTGTATCTGCTAGTAGTAGTGTGTTTGAGTAAATGTCTGGTCGATCAATACCCTGCGATTCCATCGCTGCTTTAATCTCTTCGTATGAGAGAAGGTGAATATCAAACTTATTAAATGTTATCTGACGGTCTTCGCCATAAAGATAGTCCAGGCGTTCCATCATGTTGCCTTTTTTCTTTGACTTCTCATACGTTGCATCTTTTACAAACTTACCATGTGTATTCATTAGCAACTTAAACTCTTGAACTTCTTTTTGTGACGGATCAACATGGTGGCAGTCTGGTGTTACAACAACTTTGATTCCAAACTCATCTGCTAGTTCAATTAAATATTTGTTTATGTGTGCTTCGTTGTGAGGCATGACTTCGATATAGTAGTCATCTTCAAATCTTTCTTTAAACCACAGAATGTATTTCTTAGCAAGAGCAAACTCTTCTTCCTCTAATGCCTTTACAAGTACACTACTTGGACAAGCAGAGGTTACTATAATTCCTTCTTTATACTTTTCAAGAATAGTAAAATCAAATCGTGGCTTCTTAAAGAAACCATCTGTCCAAGATAGTTCACTAATCTTGTTAAGGTTTTCTAGTCCAATTTGATTCTTGGCTAGAAGGATAATGTGATTGTAGACAAGATCTTGTTGACCTTCTCTTTCAGACTTATCTCGTGTATCAGATATGTCTGCACACATGTATCCTTCTAGACCTAGAATTGGCTTAATGCCCTTTGCTTTTGCAATACGGTGCAGTTCCCTATGCCCAGATAAAGTACCGTGGTCAGTGATGGCTATTGCAGGCATCCCTAACTCAACTGCACGGTCAACATATTCTTCTGGAGTAGCAATCCCATCAAATAAACTAAAATGGGTATGGACATGTAAGCCTACGTAGTTCATATTACCAATCAGCGTTTGTTGCTGAGGTGGTAGATGGACCATCAAAGCCCAAATAGAACGCTTCTTGTTCTGCATAAGGAATCTTTTTTAGTGCTGACTCCAATGGATAAGGTTCGATGGCCTTCCAATCGAAAGGCTCCTTATCTGGTGCAGATGGAATAAGTGTGTAATTAGTTTCAGTTCCCTGACCATTACGCTTTAACTTCCATAGTACGTTTGAGATGCTTCCTGTTTCAAGAGCATACTCACGAATTGTATTGAATGATGACTGCTTGCTGATACCCATTGACCAGATTGCTACATACGGTGCTTCAATTCCATCATCAACTAATACGTTGCAATAGAAACGAAGTCGACCACGCCATCCTGCCTTTGGATCCTTGCGGTGCATTTCTTCTGCCCAGTCACGGCCTTCAGACTCCATTGTATCTACAGCCTTACGCTTGTAGTCCTTTGGATTTACGTGCTCCTTAACAACAAGTGCTAGTCCACGATTTTCATTATAGTTTGCAGAATCCTCATCGAGTTCTTCGATAAATCGGATCTTTACAGACTGACCGTCTGCTAGTTTTAGCCACTTTAACTTTGGCCCGTCGTTTTCATACTTTGGCTTGTCGAGCAGGGCATTAATGTTCTTGAGTCCCTTTACTACGCTCATATATTTCTCCTTTGTTTGTTATATTAGTTTAGCATAAGTGATATTGATTTGTCAAACTGGAACTCTAAATTCTTAAGTTCTTCATCTGGCATATCTCCAATATCCTTATACTGATTGTTTAGTTTGATAACAGAAACACGAGTAGAAAGTTTTTCAACTATCCTATCTTTCATGTTTCCTCCCGCCTCATCGTTGTCAGCAATAACAATAATGTTATTGAAATACTTCTGAAGCAATTCTATTTGTGTGCTTGAAACATTTGCACCAAGGGTCGCTACTGCTGGAAGTCCTACCTGATCAAGCCTAATGGCATCAAATGATGACTCCACTACATATACTCTATCAGATTTTTTAACTCTGTGCAAGTTAAAAAGCGTTTTACTCTTTGGTAGTCCTGGAGTATTCTTAAAATCTTTTCCCTCAATAGATCTACCAACAAATCCCAAAGGAATTCCATCTGGACTATGAACTGGAACAGTTACCATATCTTGTTTTTCTGAATATCCCAATGAGAATTTTATGCAAGAAGGCTTTTGTATTTTCCTGTATGTAAAATAATTTTTTGCTCTTTCTGAAGCAACCAAACCATTATGAAGTCTTTTAATAATAAGTTCATCAAAGGTTTTATAGGTTTCCTCTTTTACAAGAACCTTATCAATTTCTGTAGTAAGGTTAGTTAACTTTTCTTTGCTTTTTATAAACCTTGCAGACTCAAAGTAAGTTCTTCCAGAAGTGTGCATAACTAGTTCTATAAGGTCTGCAGATTTTTGACAAGAAAAACAAAAGAACATTCCGCTATCTTTTTGCACTTCTCCTGCTGGTGTTCTGTGATTATTGTGAAATGGGCAAAATATCATAAAGTCTGCATCAAGTTCAGACTCTACGGTAATACCCGATCCTGTAAGGACTCGCTTGACTTGCTCTGGGGAATAAATATTGGATTGGTTCCGTCTATTCCTGCTATCCATTCGCTCTTCCTTTTCCCTGCGTAGACTGCCTGCACTGATAATTTAAATTCAAAAAAGTTCTTTAATTCATTATACCCTATAGTGAAGTCTGGGTCAAGATCAATTCTTGGCACATAACCACTAAGTTTCATTTGTGATATCAATAGTCGAACGTACTCTTCTTTGAGCCTTCCAATCATTGAATCGTCATGAATTATTCCATCAAGATAAAACCTTTTGATAGGCTTATGATGGTATGACTCACCCGATATATCGTTCTTTTTTGACATACCATATTATAACTACTTATCTTCAAAGTCTTTATATCTATAATATCCCTTATCAAAGTCACACTGAACTAAGAAGTCTCCCATAAAACCATTACGGTTCTTTCTAAATGCACATTCAATGATGTCACTATTTGTCCCACGGCCCAGTGCAAGTACCCAGTCAGCATCGTAAGCAATCTGTCTAGACCATGCTGTCTGACCCAGCGTAGGGACCGTAGATAGGTCATTGACATCATCTGGTGTGGCAGATGAGATAGCAATAATAGGAACCTCTTCGCCAATAGCCATTAGTTTAAGTTCTCTTGAAAGGTTCTTCATTCTTACCGTTTCATTATCTGACTTCTGATTAGGAGCCATCAACTGAAGGTAGTCAACGATTACAAAGTCTGGCTTGTACTGATCAATCTTTCCACGAAGCACTGAAGGATTAATTTCTCCACCGCTATCATTTGAAATAATGTGAAACTCTGGCTTACCTGCAAGATTCTTTGCATGCCAATCCTTTAGCATATCAATCTCAATCTCACCGTTACTTATCTTTCGGTGTGACCAGCGACCTTCTCCCATAATTGTAAACACACGATTACGAACTTCAGTCTCAGACATTTCAAGAGAAATTACCATTGGAGACTTGCCCTGCTTCCAAGCCTGCACTGCAAAGTAGAGTGCAAGCCATGACTTACCAATTCCTGGATAAGCAAGAAACACTCCAAGTTGTCCTGGCATAATTCCAGAAGGTAGGTAATTGTCAAACCCTGGAAGTCCTGTTTTAATTCCAGACAAACCTAGTGCTTGCTGCTTCTTAACATTTTCAAAGTATGCAATTGCTGACTCAAGATCTGTAACATCAATATCACGAATTGCAGCAGTGTTCTTTTTTAGTTCTGAAGTTTTTGTAATTAATTCGTTAAGTGCACCAGTTCCATTATTGTTTTGAATCTCTGATGCTGCAGATCTAATAATATCCTTAAGGCTATCTGTTAAGTACTCTCCCTGAAGTTCTTCAAGGTGATGCTTTGTTGCACCAACTCCAGCAACTGGTTCAAAGTCTCTAAACTTTTCAGTTACTAGTTCTGCTGGAGGAAGGACTGAGTTATTCTCAAAATATAGCCTTACAAAATTCCAAATATCTCCGTGGGTTCTTAAGAGGTTGTCAACATTTGCTTGAAGAAGAACGTGGATCTGCTTATCTTTTAAAACAGCGGTAAGTAGTTTTGCCTCTGTGTTATTCACTTAGCCACTCCTTTGCCAATCTTCTGCGCTCATTGCGCTCTTCAATATCTTTAACTTTATCTTTTTTTGCTTGCAATATTTTTTCTGCATTATATGCAAAGTAATTCCAAGAAGGATTTTCTGCAACTGAAAAGTAATACTCAAGTATATCGTAACATCCTGGTAGTGTATATGACTCTACAAGGGCATCAGAGGCCCACTGCTCCACATTTAGGTTGAGTGATGGCTTTGATTCGTACCTTGCGGTATGATACTTGCTGTATCTTGAAAGCAAAGCCATACGGTCTTTGCGTTCAGCCATTATGCTTCGGCAGCCTCTTCTTGTGCCTCTTTAATCTTTTCTGTAAGTTTATCTTCAACAAACTTATATACACGCTCAAAAGCCTGATCTGGGGTTTCTCCATTACGTCTTGCATCTACAACTCCAAGATCAAGTCTTAGTGATTGAAAGTTGCCAAGATTAAGTGTGTAACCCAGTGTAACGGATACCTTTGTCTCTTCGTTTTGCATTTTATACCCTTCGTTAAATAGACTCGTTCCAGATTGGAACAAATCTCCCATCTTCTGTCTTCCTATATGTAAGTATACCATCGCCCATTCTTCGTGTCAACTCTTGCTTACTAGGCGTAATATCATTAGTAATTAACTTATCTTTTCTTGGTCGACCAATATGATATGAAGCAAGTATATCACGGATCTCTTTTACTTGGGATTCTGAATAGTATGATCGTACTTGAAAGCCTCTTGCCCCACCTTTTTGAGATCCAGTAGGGAATGGAATCACTCCTCGTTTCATTAATGATGGCATATATTTTTTATGACGATTAACTAAATCAGCAGTCTGACCGACAGTGTATGCTCGTTCTCTTTTATTTTTAAACTCACTAATCAAACAACTTTCAATTTGGTCCTTATTTATATTATAAATAGACATGATTCCATTTGAGTGATTGTAGTGATGAATTCTTACAAGGTCCTTGTTTAAAAACCAAACTTTTTTGTTGCCTGGTATTACAGGTAACTCATTGTACTTTTCGCTCTCGATTGTTCCCTTTTTAGTAACCATCGTCCCTCCAAGGTGTGGCTAGGTGGATGAAAAAATACTCTAAACCCACAGGTCATGCAATATACCTCTAAATGATTAATTTCTGTATACTGTCTATCTATAAACATTCTACCTTTACATTTTTTACAAGACATCATTAATTTGGTATTCCTACAATAAGAATATTAATTCCAACAGTTGTGTCTCCACCAGTATTAAATTTAACTATTCCATCTACTCTTGAGGTGGATACACTGTTTATTGTTACCGTGACATCTCGCCCTGCATCTGTTCCTCCAACATTTACTGCAGTTGCTGTAACTACTGGGACAAATTTAAAGTCTGTTCCAAAAGCATGAAACCAAGGCTCAGTAGCCCCTGCAATTTTTGATACTCCTGTTGTTACTTGCTTATAAGCACCAATGATTCTAGACTCTGAAATCTTTGCACTTTGTGGTCCGTTGGGCGGAGTGTCTAATGTCACATACTTATTTGTTGAAGTTGAGACTTGAGAAGATAGATCATTTACAGCCTTAACAATTTGATAGATGTACGTGACATCTAATGGTTGTCCACGCTCTGGTACGGGTAATATTGCCATAATACAATTATACCAGACGCAGACCTGTAATTGCGGATCTGGCTCCAGAATCAAATATCTTAATAGATGTACTAATTACTGGCTTTATTGATGCCAGTTGAACTAAAACTTTTAGTGATGTAGGATTTCCAGTTTTTAAAAATGAAAAACTAGTCCCAGTGGTAGTCCCAACATGAACTGCACTTTCTGTGTCATACTGAACAAAAATATCATACTTTATTTGCTCTGCAGGATTAGATCCGTTAGACCAATTTACTAAAACTGTATTTCCAATTAAAGATATGTCTCCTGGTAAAACTTGAACTAACTCTCCATTTACAAAAAATATCTGTGACCAAGCAGACTTTCTATTCTTGTCCTCTGCAACTATTCTAAATCTTATAACTCTGCCATTTTCAGACGACACTTTTCCTAGAAATTCTTTTTTAACTAAAACATTTTTAATTCCTGCATCTGCCACTATAACACATCCAAACCGAATCTAAATTCAATATAGTTTGTAGTGTTTGCTGATTTAATAATTGGTCTTGCATCTGTAGTTTTTATAACAGAGTATCCCGTTAACCCATACACAGAATTTGTTGATGTAACATTTTCAAGTCTAAATCCATCTAAGCAGACATAGAAATCCTCTGTTGGCTCTACGCTTCCACCTTTTACTACAGATGCATATATTCTTACAGTATTTATTTCTGCCCACGAAAAATCTGAACTTTTTTGCAACTCTTGAAGTTGTTTCTTTACAACAAAATATCTGTTGGTTGAAAAATCATTATTTGTATTATTAACAAGTGCTTCAAAAATTGCCCATTTGCCAGTTTTAAAACTTCCAGTAGATGAAAATTCAACAATAATTTTAACTGATTCTGGTTGTGAAACTGTACTTGTTCCAACCTTTCCGATCTTGTTTACAACAGAAAATGCTAATCTTAACTCGTCTGTAGGAGAGTTTTTACTAAAGTCAACAGTCGTATCACTTAACTGTATAAAGTTTGATGGTGTGTTTGCAGTTAGGTTGATTGCATTTAAACGGCCATTAGAATCTACAGATATTTTAGAATTGTTTCCAGATATAGCAAATATGTTATTTAAAAATCTACATCTTTCATGTCTTTCGACTCTATCTGAGTTAGTAAAAATTTTGTTATCTGCATTTGTTTTAAAGACTGGGTATGCTTGACTAATTATATTTGTCTCTACATCATTAACTAAATATCCTGCTGAAGCAAAAGTTGCTACTACTGCAGTTGAAGAAACAATTGTAAATGTTGTTGGAGTTGGTACAGTCGCAATATTTACCTTTGATAAATTAAAGGCTGCTGGAGATATTCCAGAAATAGATATCTCAGTTCCAACAGAAAGACCATGTGATGCATCTGTTGTATATGTCAAAGTTGTTCCAGATGCTGTTGCTTGGGTTATCTTAATAACACGATCATCTAGTGGCCCGTAAATTGATTGGATCTCTGTTCCCTGAGAAGAATATTTCCATCCTTCTTCATCAGAAAAAGAATATATAACCTTGCTGTCTGTAGATCCTGCAACAGGATTTGATGCTCCAGAAAACACGCCAACCTCGGTTATCTCATATCTTTCTTGTGTTGGGAGTTCTGCTGTTAATACAATTTTTGAAACCCCAGACTCATCCACAAAGCCTCTGGAAATAATTGGAACACGAAACATTTCAAAATCAAGGGACTGCTTGCCTGAGTAGTCAACAGAAGCGCTGTCTGAAAGCAAGGGTTTTGGTCCACACCCTACAGCAATATGAGATGCATAGGATGCAGTCTGCCCAACAAGATACTTTGCAAGAATATTTTTTCCTGTATTTGTTATCATTTAATTTCCTCCATTGTATATTGTAGCATCATAAACCTCTCCGCTTGTTAGCATTTGAACTTCTGCTTGCTCTCCCTCTTTAACATTGACAAGATTTATCACCAGATCCCCGCTTATTGGGTCAATATAGATTGACTTACAATTTGGAACCTTTGTCCATTTTGTTTTATCTGTAACCCCTTCTTTTGGAATAAGGTCGTAGCCATTGCCACAAACTGGAATATGATCCATTACTGAGATAGATAAAGATTTAAAGAATGAATCTGATGACTGTAATCTTAAAATATTGTTCGGATTGTATTGCAGGTATAGATCTGTTAGGTTTTTTATAGGATTGTAAACCACCTTTTGGCCATTTACTAGGTCATGCCTTGATATTGTTGCAAGTTCTTGGCCACCAATATCTTCAAATATAAGATCAGTCATTATCTCAATAGACATGACCTCTTCCCCTTGGATTATTAGGTCTGGGGTTGCAATTTTTATTGCATTAGTATTTGATGATGACTTTGGATCTGGAAGGTTTGCGGTTGCGCTTGTTGTCATTATACTACCTCACTTAAAAACAATGTCATATCAGGGCCATCAGAACTTTTTGAATAGTCTATATTGTATACTACAAACCTACTTGATGGGGATGATACCATGTTTATACCATTTTCTTCGTAGTCAAGAGTAACAATATCTCCTAGTTGAATAGTTGGAATTGCGAATATTCTAACACCAATAGACTTTCTTGGCTTTGTTATTTTCTCAACAAGCCATTTCATAAGGCTGTTTGCTTCATCATAAGACTGAATGTATGGGGTGTTTAATGAAAAATCTTTTTTACCGTAAGTCATACGGCTTAGTTTTATGTCTTGGTATTCTTGTTTAAACTTGTAAGGGTTTGAAATTAAATTGTCTGCAACAAATTGCGGATTAGATTCTAATGAATTTTTATTAAAATAATCATCAACACTTAATCTATTATCTGATTGCTGTGTAAATGTTACACCTTGAACTCTTAAATAGTTGCCCGTTGTCTCATCTAAACTAATTGCAGTGTCTGTTGAATTAAAAATAATAAACTCTGCTCCATAAGATCCTGCCCTAAATCCTGAAACAACATATCCCTTAATTTTATTAAATGTTGGAGATATCTTTGCAGTTAGTGCTGGAAAGGCTTTGTCATACTTAAAATTAAATATTGCGGCCTCTCTCATAATACTTCCAAACTCCTCAAAATATATATCATATTTTGGTGCTTCAGAAGTTCCTATACCAGATAGGTATGTATTTTGAATTAGTCCGCTTAGGGCATACTTTCTAAATGACTCGTTAGCATCTATGTCTGAATCTCCAAACACAGAGTTAACTGGTGCACCAAGTGAAAAGGCTGTATTCTGTGAGTAGTTATTACATAGGGCATATACATTTTCAAACATTATTCTTGACGATCCCCTTGAGAATAGCGCCATACCTGAGTAGACTGGAAGAGGTTCTAAGTCATCAATAGTTTTAATTAGTTTTCCATTTAAATATAAATAAAATCTTCTTGTGCTTCCAATATCCTGATACTCTGCTGCTAGATCATATACTGTTGGATTTTCTTCTGCAACCATTCTTGCTTGGCCAGTAAATTTTCCATCGTCTACAGTAATTTCTCCCAGACCTTCCCAAAGTTTTACTGGAACAGCCTTTCCATTTTCTGACTTAATCTTATAGAAAAATATATTGCTAACACTTTCTCTTTCATCTTTAGATAAATTTCCTAAACCTAATGCTGCGATTTCAAAATAATAGCCAACATTTGTTGTTGGGTTTACCATAAAAGAAAGCCCTCCAGAGCCACCAGAGATGTTTATATTTTTGTCTGGTGTACTTCCATTAACAACATGGTAAGTTGAGGATCCGTTTGGTGTTTGTCCTATGTCCAAATTATTTTCTATCTTACCAACAATTCTCATTCTGGTTCCAAAGTGTTTATATTTTTTTGCCTCTAAAGATTTATAAACATATGAAATAAAATCTCTTGATTTTTCTTTAGTACTAAAGTTGGGACCATTTAAGCATAGGGCTGAAGCCTGAAGTGTTCCAGTTTGAATTGGAGTTGCTGTACTAATCTCTCCGATAAAAGAAGTTGACATGAAGTTTTTAATAATGCCATTTCTAGAAGATGTTTTTGCTAAAGCATCAGAGGATGTTCCAGAAGCAGTTAGTTTTCCAGCGGAAGCAACGGTTGTTGTAGGCAAGACTAAGTCTTTTTGAAATAAGTATTCTGAAGACATATAGCATCCATTAACATTATCATCTGATTTCCAGTAGTCTGATACTCCAGCATTATGGGCTACAACTTGAGTTCCAAACTGCCCTCTTCCATGCTTATTTACTTTACCATTTTTTAACTTTATAGTTCCAGACACTTCTTCATATTTTGGCTCAGAATAAATTCTAACTAATCCTGTTGGATAAATTTTCCCATTAAATGGTAGTTTTGCAAAATAGTTTTGATAGTCTTCTGTTGCTGTTATCCAAACATTGCCAAGCCCAGTCACATTATACTGAACTGCATCATATTTAATAATTTCTCCCTGAGAATAAAAGTAACCATTGTACCTAGTTATCCAATAGGCTGCCTCGCCAAGACTAAAGGTGTTATTGATTAGAACATTATTTTTTACTTCTGGTACATCTATAGATAGATCTGAGTTGAGAGGTATGGCACTAAGAACATATGCAGACTGATTTGCAACCTCATTATTTATAGATTTTGTGTTTTGGCTTCCAGAGACTTCCCAAAGTAATGCTGGCTTATAGGTATAGTATCTTTCATTGTCTACAAGGCTTGCCTGTCTAATTGACCCTATAGATCTTTGTATGTATCTTGTACTATAGTTAATTGATCCATCGTTATATACCGAATTTTCTTGAGTTGATACAGAAATAACATTTGCCAACTTTGCTTTACTTGTTTTATTTTTTATTTCCTTATCCTCTATAAAATCTTTTGTTCCGTTAAGTGCAAATGTCGTTGGTCTTTCTGATACTGTTGGCATAATATAGTTTTTACTCATCATAACAAAGTTATTATATTCATCAAAAAACATTGCTGTCTGAGTTGAAACAGCAAGATCTTGAAGAACCTGAGCCACACTGTTATCTGGGCTAACAAAAAAATATGGAATGACTATTTCTTTTTCATTTGCAACCCTCTTAAATGTGTAGTTAGAAAATCCGATGTGGTCTAAAAGCAAAGATACTGCAGAACTAACAGAAACTTCTGTCATTAATATTTCGGGGGCGGTAATTGATTCAAGATACCAGTACAAATCTCTTAAAGTTATAGACACACGCTTTGTCATTAGGTCTTGCTTTGGAAATGAGTCTGAGTACAATGTCTTAATTGGAACATAATAATCCCATCCTGCAACATCAACTATTACCTCATAAAACTTAAACTGAACATGTCTAGAAATATACTTTGCGATAATGCTGTTAGCGTTGTTAGTGTTAAAGGCCTGGTCATGATCAAAAAGAGTAATGTTTCCGTTTGAGGCTATAAGTTGCCCAACTGGTAATCCAGACAGTCCTAGGTCTGATGCACTCTTGTTGATGGAATAATCAATAGTCTTATCTGAAACATTTAAAACAAGTCTTGGAGAAATCTCAATAAGGTCAAATGTTGAATCTTTTTTGTTCATTGTTTCTACAACAATTCTTATTCCACTAATATATTCAAACTCTCTAAACTGTTGCTTGTTGTCTAGTGTACTAATAAACACATCTGGAGATGTTGCATCTGTAACAAAGTTTGTTAGCCTATCAACTGTTTCATCTTGTATGTACCATCCATATTTTGGATTAAGCAATACATATTGAAGTCCATCCCAGATATGATACACTCCAGGATCTGTATTGTTTGGCTTAATTAAATATGCATAGCCAATAACTGACTGCTCTGGTAGAAGTTCTTTGCTAGTATAGGTTTCTGCTAAAACAAAGTTTGCTCTCCACTCTTCAGGAATAATGAGTCCATAAGCAATTTCAACATATCCGTCACTTTTAATTATAGGAGAACCATCTCGTCTTGTAATTGCTGGATTAAAAGACATAGCATCTACCCAATTGTTATCTTTTAAAAATTGAATCTTCCACCTACTAGGAGTTTTTTGATTTAGTTCTCCGAAAAAAGGATCTGCATAAGATCCCGTAGAGGAAGAGAATGGTCCTAAATTCTCTGTTCCTACATGAGTTTGCATTTTAACTACAACTCTATTAGTTGGAACTTTTTCTTTGTAGACAACAAATGGCACAGCATCTTCTATTGAGTATTGAGATCCACGCACATTAGATGCTATACCATACTCAGAATTTTCTACTACGCCCTTCTTTTCTTTTTTATCTTTATCAATAAATGTTTCATTAAATCCGTAAGCAACGGATGCATCATTGTATGTGTACTTGTATCTGCTTTCAGTCCTGTAGGATGTCCAATACTTAAACTTATCATTTTTATCTGGCATATAATATCTTGGTCTGTCTGCCATTAACAGGTTTGGGTGGTGTAATTTTCCATTCTCAAAAAATACTGCCTTATTAATTCCAGACCTTGGTCGAAACTGTGCAAAACAATCCTCTAAAGAATATAGAGTTTGTAACTTTTCTTTTTTTGTTAATAGAGTTGTTGGATTTTCTGCATTATCAAATGTTCCATCAACGATAGTATCGGCATCAGTTGCTCCAGTATAAAAAGTACCAGTATCATTAATATCAAAACTAGTAGGCAAGGATGCATAAGTAGATCCAGCCTGCGTTGGTCTATATCTATAGTTTCCTATATGTTTGATATTAGTTGGAATGTTCATATTCCACTCAGCAGTTATAATAGATTTATTTCTTATTGTTGATGATGTCTCTAAGAAATCTTGTAGTTCCTTATTTTCAAACATTATACTTCTTCCAAAGTTACTGAGACATTCCAATAGTCAAAATTGGTTCCTCTTTTTTCTACAGAGTATGAAAAACTTGATATAAACATTTCTACAAGTTGGTTATACTGCTGCAGGTGATCATATGGGCTTTCTGTTCCTTTAAAAATTCCTTTTCTATCGTATGCAAGAAATACCCAGAAAGAACCTTTATGGCCGTCATACCATTCAAGCATATCTGCAGCACCTGCTCCGCCATCTGTTGTGTATGACTTGTGAGGAGATATTCCTGTTGTTGGATCAAATCCAGGAATATTTGCATGTGACCTTGAAGGAATCATTGTCCAACTAGTACTAATCTTCATCTTATCTGCAGTATGGTATGACCTCATACGGCCATTAATCATTCTTTCTCTTTTTTCAATACGCTCATCTGAAAAATCCAAAGGAGATCTATTGTCATCTGTAAGCATCAAGAACTGGTCTAATAGTTCTGGATCTGCTTCATCGGGAGCATTTACACCTACCTCAAAACCATTTGGAACATACAAACCATTTATCAGGGTACCAGAGTTTTCAGACCATAGAATACCGCTAGGCCTGTTATATTTCTTTCGGCTCTGCATATAGGAAAACCTTTGATCATCTACCATTTATAACAACCCCTCTAACTCTTCTATCGTCAACTTCTTTAATTGTTGACATTACTGCCCTTGCAATTTCATTTGGATTAGCATCTGTTTTTGCATTAACTGTCAATGTGTATGTATTATTATACACTGCCCCGCCAGTTGTATCTCCATTATTTATCTTCTTAAGATTATCTACACCGTAAGAATCTACAGCATACTTGCTCATTACAAACTCTCCTGGAGTTAGCATTGCTGGAACTGTGTCAGTACCTACTGCATACCCTCCTGCTGCAAAATACTTAGGAACTAGTCCACCCATAGACATTCTGCCTTCAGAAAGTCTAAAGAATCCTCCACCACTAGTTAGCAACTTTGTTGCATTTGCTGCTGCTGCTTTGGCATCTGCTGCAGCCTGTGCTGCTGCAGCCTGTGCTTTTGCTGCTGCATCTGCTGCTGATTGTTGTGCTGCAGTTCTTCCTTTATCTCCATCAAGTAACAGATAGTCTGAACGATCTCCAAGATCAAAACCAAGAGAAGAACTAAGGCCATCATCCTTACCCTTAATTGCCTTGTCTAATGCTGCAATTGCAGCGTCATCAATTGCCTTCTTTTCTTCAAGAACCTTTTTTTCATCTGCTGTGACTACTGCAGCAACTGCTCCCTTTATTTCTGGATCAGTTGAAGAATACGCTGCAGAGACTATTGGATCATTTCCGCTTGCTAGTTCTGTGTTATATCCGTTAATTAAATTATCTTTAGTACTTAAAGCAAGTTGCATTGATTCTATAAACTTTTTACTATTTATCATAGCAAGGTCCACTTGGTTCTTTATTGCTTCCCAAGCATCTCTTGTTTTTCCGAGAACAGTTAGACCTTCAATATCTTTGTCTAACTGTATTTGTCTTAAACGAACAAACTCTTGTGCTGGTTCAATTCTATCTTCTTCAATTTTAAAGACTTCATCCTGAAGATTTTTAATTTCTTGCTCAAGTTGCTTTCTAGTTTTAAGTTTTCCGTCAGTCTTATCAAGTCCAGTTGCACCCATTAACTCGTACTCTCTAGACTTTTCTATTGCATCCTTTTGTTTTGTTACAGCATCGGCAGCCTGCTGCGCCCTCATATCTTGTGCTGCTCTGGCTGCTGCTGCGATGTCTCCAGATGTCAACGCTTCAGCAAGAGTTAGTTGGCCCTTTTGCTGATTAGAAATAGCAGCATTTGCTTTTTCTACTTCATCTAAAGCCTTAATTCTTTCATCATACTTATCGTTAATTTTTTGTTCTTGATCCTCGATAGCCTTAAGCGCTGCTTCTTTATCATCAACCTTATACTGAATTAATGCAATCTCTTCTTGTGCTTTTTTCATTACATCTTCTTGTGATTTTGTATCTAACTTAAACTTTATGTTAAGAGCAGTTTCCTGAACATCAAAAGCCTCCATAGCATTTCCAAAACCTTTATCGAACATATCCTGCATAAACCCAATAGTGCTCTTTAATTGATTTAGCCTTGTATCAAAGTTGTCAGATATCACCTTTAAATCATCTTGTGCAGTTTTAATATATTCTGGTTTAGATTTTGTGTCTATTAGTCTTTGTAGTTTTGCTTGTTGCGTAGCCCTAGCATCTTCTAGTGCTCTGAGGTTTTCATCTAACCCAAGTGCAAATGCCGTTGTTGAACTATAATTCTTTCTAATTCTATCTTCTTGCACTCTATCTTTTTTAAATTGATCTATGTCTGTTGTTACTGCTTTAACCGCTGCCTGTCTTTTTTGTGCTGCTGTTAATATGTTATAATTTTTTGCTAAAGTTGCAACTGATTTTGAGTTCTTTTCCATAGCAATTGCTTGAGCAAGTCCTGCATTCTCAACCAACTCATAGGCCTCTGCAACTGGAACTCCTATAGAGGTTAACTTTTTAAAGGCTATTGCTTGATCTTTAATGACCTCAGTTTCTGCTTCTGTTTTTGAATTAAAGTCTCCCATGGCTACTGAGTTTAGCGCTTCTTGAATATTTTTGGCATCCTTCTTTAAAGCAATAATGTTTCCCTTATTATCAAACTTAAATAAAGAATTCTTTTTCTTTTCGTATTCTTTTGGATCCATACCGACAATGAGAGATATAAGGTCTTCACTTCCACCTATTTTCCTTATGTCATTTTCTATACCGCTGAAAGCATCAAGTGTCTTGCTGCCACCAAATAGGCCATCTAAGGCCTTACGAGAGGCACTCCAGCCTTCTGTGACCTTGATCTGGTTCTTTCGTACATCCCTTAGTTTCTTTACTAGGTCGTCTAGAGGTGAGGACTGTACTTTGGTTCCCGTTCCTGTAGTTGTGGTAGGTGGTGGCTTAGTTGTATCCCCTGAAGTCTCTGTTACAGTCTGAGTTTTGGCAGTAACATAATCTTGGAAACTTTTTCCAGCATTTGTTTTTCCATCTTCACCCTTTTCTCCTAGCCAATTTTTGTAGGCTAGTTGCATGGCTGGGTCGCCTTCCATGCTCATCATTACCTTCATGTTTTGTAAATAAACCTTTTGCTGCTCTGCAGGTAATTTGTCAAAGTATTCTTGGTCTGCCTTTAGCAATGCCATTTCTTCTGCACCAAAAACTTCTGTTTTTGCTACAATATCTAAAGTTACTTTTCCCTTAAGAGCATCGATTACATCTATTGATTTTTGAAGATCTTTTGCTGCATCTGGATTTGAATTATAATAATTTAATAGAACATCTTTATCTACTACAGTTGCTGACTGAGATATTCTCTGAAATAGTTCAAGTTCTTTTTGTGCTTCAGCAGCAGTTTGAGTTTTTATGCGAGCAACAAAATCTGCTGCTTGTTTTTTGTCTTTAAACATGCCAACGATTCCCATCATTTGGTTAGCAAATGCTCCACCAAATTGACCAATAATAGTAACTACCGATTCAACAGATGCCTTGTCCTTACCAAAAGTGTCAAAGATTTCAATCATTTGCATAGGATCAATTTGACCACTAGCCATTTGCATTTTTAGTGTGTATTGCATCTCTTTGGATATGCCAGAATCATTTATCTGTGTTTGAGCAAGTGGAACCACATCTTCTAATGCTGTTCCTTTGTACTGCTTAGTAACTGCTTTATCTGCTCCCGTCATTAATGCATCTTTAGTTGCACCGTCTGATTCTGCATAACTCTTTTGAATGTCACCTACTAGTGTTGCATTTTCACCGAGCAACCTAAGTTGATCTGCTTCAAAATTTGTTGTTAGTCTTTTTATTTCCGCTGTATCTCCTGCAGCCTCTGCAACTGCAAGTTCTTTTTGATATTGCAATTCTACAGAATCTGTTAATTCTTGTTGTTGCTGTAAAGCAATTTTCTGCATAGCAACTGATGCACCAGAAGATTCTCCAATTCTTTTGCTTCTATCTTTTCTGCCAAAGAAGTTTCCTGCTATACCACCGATAGCAGTTCCTGCAAGGGCTCCTACCTTTGCTCCAATAACTGCTCCTGCTATAGTTCCCGCTGGACCTACTATAGATCCAATTAGGCCTCCTATACCACCACCAGCAATCGCTCCACCTACTGCACCAATTCCCATACCTGCTGCAGTATATCCAGCAGATACACCAGCATCCTTAGCAGTCCAACCTCCAGCCTTTCTTGCTGAGTCTGTAGAAAGATTCATTTTCTTTCTTGTTTCTTGCAAAAGCCTTACTTCAAGGTCTACCCCATCCTTTAAAATATTTTCTCCTTTTGGCCCAAGAAGTTTAATAAGTTTTGCATTTACTTCAATTCCAAACGAATAATCTCCAAGTTCTTTTCCAAGGTTTGCTGCGATGCTTCGTGCTTGTTCGGCAGACAATACTCCAGATGCCACTGCGGTTGAAAGTTGATTTGCAACTTGATCTTTGGCAACACCCTTACCACTCATCTTCATGGTTTGTGTAACATTTTTTGCCATGGCTTTTCCACCTTCACCCGCCATGTAAGATTCACCAAATGTTGTTTTCCCTGTCTTTATTTGGAAGGGAGAAAAAGAGTCTTTTCTTCGCTTGGACATGATCTCTCCTGCGCCAACTGTTGTTGAAAATTCGGATAGTGATTTCATAGCGTTTGATCCAGAGCCCATTGCTTCTGTAAGTTCCATTGCTGCATCTTGTGCTTTATCAAATGCTATTCTTTGATAAGCATATGCTGCCACTATTGCTCCGACTCCAACTGCAAGTGCTGCAAATTTATTTTGAAGCATTGGCATAATCATAGCCATACCCATTAGTGGCATCATTATCTTTTGTGAAATTTCCCCAACTTTTCCTGGAGCCATTGAACCAATCATTGCTACACCAGATGCAACACCCATTGCAGCACCCATACCTTGTCCACCTGGGCCTGATGCTTTTAGTGTTGACATTGTGTTGCTTTTAAATCTTTGTGCCTTAGTTGTTTCAAATTTTCCATTTGCCATCACTGGGCCAATTGGAGTTTGAGATACGGCAGGCGCTGGTGTAAATTGTGCTGCTGCCTTTTCACTAATAATTCTTTTTTGATATCCAACAGAGTTTGCAATCTTGCTTCGCTTTTCCATTTGTCTACGTAAAGACTTTGCTTCTGCATCTATTGGCCCAACACCGTACAATTTAGTTCTTGATGCTGCAATCTTTGCCTGTGTTTTTGCATCTTCTCTTTGAATCTTTTGCAGTCTTCTTCTTACAGATTTTGCTTCAGCATCTACTGGTCCCGCACCATATAGCGCTGTTCTTGATGCTGCTGCTGCTGATTGAGATAGAGTTGTTCCAATTGTACTTCCAACTGCTTTTGCTTCAGCAATAGATGTTTTTGCTCCAGCAACTACTGCATCTGACAGCCTGACAACTGATCCTGGCATAGAAAGATTTTGTTTTGTAAGGTCAATGTTAGGAGCATCTGCTTTTCCAATAACTCTTCCTCTGGGGCCTTGACGAACTTGTGAAGCAACACTCTTTGGTGCAACTCTTGTATCTTTAATACTGCCAGAGTCTGACTTTAATTTACCATTGTTTGGCTTTGTAGATATTGGCTTTATATCGCCCTTCTTATCTTGAAGAACTTCATCTGGCTTTACTAGAATTGAGCGATGGAAGTTGTAAACCTTTTTCCAGTCTGCATCCAATCCAGCCTGAAGCCTCTTGTACATATCTTCATAAACTTTCTTGGCTGGATCTCCGTCAGCAAGTTTAAATCCATCGATAGTCTTTCTTAGTTTTGGAAGAGTTCTATTAATCTCTTCCTTTATCTTTCTCTCGTAATCTTCTGCAGATTGAATATTTTGAGGAATATCTGCAGTTGCATTTCCAAACCAGAAAGGTGATGCATTGGCATTTGCTCCTGGAACACCCTTTAGGTTGTGCATTGCTATGTCTTGCATTGATGGAAGACCTGCTGAATATGATCTTGTTCCCGAAGCCTTATCAAATACTCCTGCTGCTCCAACATCTGCTAGAACATTTCCTCCAAGATTACCTTTCTTAAGATCTTTATCTGCACGAAGGCTTGAAGCAACTAATTGTCTAAAATAATCTCTTTCAGTAAATGTTTTTGGCATTGTGTTAGGGTCAAATCTTGGATCAAATGGAGACTCTAATACAATAACCTTTCTTTTCTTATTAACATCTGGCTCATCAATATCCGTAGGATCAATCATTGTTCTAATTGTTTGCTTTGGTGCTGCTAGTCCATGAACACTTCTTGCAATTTCTGTTGCTCTTTTTTCTGCTACAGCATCTAATTCGCTTAACATTGGCTTTACAAATACTTTTTTACCGTCTGGCTTTGTATAAACGCCTCCGATAGTTGACATGAAATTGCTTCTTCCAGAACTTTGTGTTTCTTGAACACCAAAGTTTGTTGGCTTCTTTGCACCGTACTGTGTTTGGCTTGCTGCTGTTGCAACTTCTTTTAACTTTTCTTTATGCTCTAATGCTTTTTCAATATCTATTAATTTTGGTGCAACGAGTGGAACTGCAATCTTTGTTTTCTTTGCTCCCTTTGTTCCTTGAGAAATTATAGGAGTTGTTCCTGCTCCAAGCCTGTTCATGTTAACAACGGTTCCTTCTGGAACCTGAACTCCGTGGTATGTACCTGCTGGAAGTGTTACAGTTGATGACCCAGTTACTACTTTACCTTTACTATTAACTCTTTCAACAATGTCAAAGTCTTTAATCAAACCTTGTCTTTTTGCTTCATCAAGAATTCTTCTGCTTTCTTCTGGTGTTGTTCCAAGACCCTTACCCATATTAAATCTATAGTCTGAAACATAAAGTTGCTGAGACTTTACATAACCTGGATCGTTTGGACTTATTACCTTTGGAATTTCTTTTTTATACAGATCATCCATTATTCCATCATTTATGTGTGGGCTTTTAACATCTTGAATCACCTTTAAGAAAGCATCGTCTAGGGCTTGTGCCTGTACTGGGCTCATTCCAGATGGTGCCCATTTTGCTGCGCCTAGTTTTACCCACTCATCTATGAATACTTGCTTAGGAACTCCGCTTGTGAAACTTGGCATAGCCTTGTTCATCCACTCAGGGAAATTAAACATTAGGCTGTGTTTTGTTGTTGTTACTGGTGGCAATCCCTGAGATACAAGAACCTGCTCCATAGTTATAAGTTTTAATTTTTGATCAGCAGACATATTGGGGTTAGATTTAATTATGTCTGATATAAGTCTTGGCTCACTCTTTCCACCTACGTGGGTTTCATTAATTGGCTGAGCATCTGTTGTTCCACCATTAAACCCTTGAATAGTTCCTCCTGCAACCATGTGTGCAATAAATGGTCTGTTTGCTGGGTCCTGTGCTGCCTGCTGAGGAATTACTGCTTCACCTGGTGTCAATACTGATGGAACAGTATCCTTGTTTCCTGTTCCTGGAACCCTTGTAGTTCCAGTAGAATATTTCTTAGGCCCTGGCATTCTTTTACCAGCAGGTGGACCAGTAAATCCTAACTGTGCTGCGATGGCTCTTCTATACGCATTGGCCAGCATGTTAACTGCTGATGCTTCAGATGTAAAGGTTTGCTTAAGTTTGGTGTGTACTTGATCAAGAGATGCTGCTACTGCTGATGCCTCTAGTTGCTCTTTAGTTAAATAGTTTGTCTGGTCCCCCAAAACTTTGCTGGCAGAGCCAGTTTTATTGTACATGGACTTCATTCCTGCAAATAATTTAATAATGTTGGCAACTGCGTTTGCAATCAAACCAAATGTCATAAGAAGAACTGGACCAACGCCTGCTACTGCAACTGTAAATATAGTTAAAAACTTCTTGCTACCATCTCCAAGGTTATTGAACTTGTCAAGAATTTTTCCAACAAACTCAACAATAGGGGTGAGCGCTTTTAGAAATTGCTCTCCTACAGGAGCAATAGCAACCTTTAAGTCTTCCATAGATTTTTTAAACTTATAGGTTGTTGTGTTTTGAATTCTGCTTAATTCTCTTTCAGACAAAATTGCTAGTTCTTCTGTTGTTGCATTTGCAAGTTTTAGTACTCTTGCTGCCTGTGTGCCTTCACCTATTACGTTTTGAAATAGTGTTGAAAGTCTTGAGAACTGGAACTTACCAAACAACTGCTCAATAGCACGAGCACGGTTAAGTGGATCTAGGGTGTCTAGGGCTTGAGCAAAACCAATAACAGTGCTCTTTACATCGCCCTTGTTTGATTCAACAATACCCTTGATATTTATTCCAAGACCCATAAGCATCTTTGATGCTTTTTCTGATGGGTTAATTAGTGATGCAAGTCCAGACTTAAGTGCGTTAGCGCCTTCAGATGCATTAATTCCACCTTCCTTCATTGCTGTAAGGAAGAAGGCTAAATCTTCTACATCTCCACCCAACTGCTGAACAACTGGTCCAGCCTTTGGCATTGCGATTGTTAAATCTTCAATTGATACAACAGTTTGGTTTTCAACTGCGTTCAGGAAGTCAATCTTTTTGGAAAGATCTTCTGTTGCAACACCAAACGCATTTGTTACTGAAATAGTTGTTTCTAAAGCCTGTGTCTGCTCTACACCACCAAGGACTGCAAGACGAGTTGCTTGTGCAACCTGTGCAGTTAGGTCTGCACCCATCTTACCCATTGCTGCTGCATCTGCAGCCATCTTCATTGTATCTTCTACGGCTACGCCATATTTAGTGTATTCTTTTGCAAGCAGTTGAATCTGCTTGACCATTTGATCAGTTTCTTCTTGTGTCGTAAAGAGTTCTCCATACACACGCTTGAATCTAATAGCCTGCTCTTCAAGTTTCATGAATGTCTTTGAAGCAGTTGTTCCAAGCATTGCTAGAGGAACAGTAAAACCAACCATCAACTGACGGCCTGCCCACTGAGTATTCTTACCGAAGTTTAAAAGGTTTGTTGAGCCTTGCTTTAAAAGTTGATTAAGTAGTTGCTGTCTTTGTGCAGCAATGGCAGTCTGTGTGCCAAGATTTTTCATGTCAAGAGTTAGAGGTCTTACTGCAATTGCCTGTAAGGATCCATTTGCACCACGACCCAGTTTAATGTACTGGGTCTGTATATCCTTTACACGCTCTCGTGCAACCTTATTGATTGTTTCAAATTCAGTCTTAAATAATCTACCGAATGTTTTTGTTGCTGCACCAGTGTATCTAAAATACTCTCTTGATGTTAATTTGTTTCTTTCTAAAGAGTCAGTAAACTGCTCTGTACTTGACGTTACTGATCGCATTGATGCCTGGAATTGTCCAGTAGCATTTATGCTGTTCATCAAGTTCTGTGCTTGATTTGCTGCCACCGCAGATGCTGCAGTGCCAGACTTTGCCATTTGTGTATGGAAGGCTGATATTTGACGTTGTAGAAGTTTTAGACTTGCTAAAGCATCAGACGTATCAATATTTACATGAATATTGGATTCTACATCAGCCATCCATTAACACCTCTTTATTTAGTTATTTGCAAGGCTGCCGATTAGTGATGCGTCAGAAAGTTTAATTCCTGATGCTTCTTCGACAATCTTGTATACTGTTGGAAGATCTAGATTTTCTTCTAGGGCTTCCTTGTCTTCTGCCAACTCTGGCTTGTATTGTTTCATTGCGATTTGAACACAGTCCATTAGCAAATCCATAGACTTTTCGTTATCTTCTGCAACCTTTGCAATATCTTCAAACTTCTTCATAAATGGACGAAGTAGTGAGATTTTAAGTGGTCTAACCTTGATCTTAGTACCATCAATTAGTGTTACTGTTTTTTCTTCTGTTGTGGCGGTTGCCATTTATTCCTCCTTATAAGGTTTAGTCAATTATACCATAGCGGAGGCTTATTTTTTGCTATTCATAAACCTCGTAGGTTAGACCCATACCAATTCCAAACCCTGCTTTTTCGGCGTTTGCACCCTGTAATGCAAGAATATCTCTTCCATCTGTTGTTGCTCCATTGCTAAACACTCTGGCCTTCATGTCTTCCCATTCATTACCACTACCAGAGTTTTTATCTAAATCTACACCTTGCATAGCAGCAGCAAATTTTTTATCGCTATAATCTAATTCTCTTTTTATTTTTAATGTGGCTGTGAGTTCTTGCATTGACATTGATGATTCTAACTGGTCATAGTCTTTCCATATACCGATTAAAAAAACCTCTGATTCCAGTTTTGCTAAGTCTAGCGTATCCCAAGTCGATCCACTATCAACTGCTTGATTTTTAACAGTATCTTCTGACTTCTCATTAATCTTAATTCCTGCTGCAATATCGATTACTTCGTATATTGTTGGTAGATCAAGGTTGTCTTCTAGATCTTCTATTGTTTTAATTGATGGGCAGTACTGTTGCATTGCTATTAGGGCACACTGAGCCAGAACTGATATTGATTCATCATCCGTTTTTGCTTCCTTGATTGTTTCAAAGGTTTCTAAGAATTCTCTTAAATATTTAATTTTTAATGGAGCAGCAACAACAATCCTATCATCCACTAATGATATTTTTTTGGTTTCGTATATTTTTGTTGCCATTATACAAGTATACCAAACAGAAAGGCCCAACCCCGAAGGATTGAGCCTCTCATATTAAGTTGTATTATGCTAGAGAACGATCTACGATTCTACCGTATGATGCGTCATCGTTTGGAAGAAGACGGAATGATACTTCAAACATTGAAGCCTCATCACGCTTTGCTGATACTGTTACATTCTCAATTGAGAGTGCACGGTATGCAACATAAATTCTTTCCTTTGGATCTGCTGCAGAACCAGAACCTGGTCCTACTGCTACAAGACCACGCTCTAATGGAACGTCGCCAATGTCGCCTGCAGACATCTTGAGAGTCTGTAGACCTGCTGCTTCTGGAGATAAGTCTCCTTCTTCTCCACCTTTACCTGCAATTGCTACTAGAAGATTTTCTAGTGTTGCCTCTGCAAAAGATGTATTTAGATTAACTGTCATACCTTGCTTGAATAAACGAGCAACGTCGAGAAGTTGATCTACTGCTACATCACCAAAGTCTGGCTGGAATGCGAGTTCCAAACCGTTTGATGTATAACCGATGTTTGTGAATGCATTGTTGTTTGACAATGTATGCTTGTATGATACTTCGCTTGCTGCTAATCCTGTTAGGACTGCGTCTGCTCCTGCATCAGTAATCTTATTGGTTGCTTCAACGTAACCAATTGGACCTGCATTATGTGTAAAAAGTGCTGCTGCACCCACGATAATGTTACTACTTGAACCACGACTATAATTAGCCATATATCTCACCTCTTTCATTTTTATTAAAAGGGGGTTGTTTCCTCACTCTAATTATACTACCATTTTATGCAGATATTTCTGGCCAAACAGCATGCCAGTCGTAGTCGATGATGATCTTATTCCCCGCATAGGTACGGGCTGTGCCAAAGTCTATGATATCTCTGGTTTCCTCTAGTTGATAGATCTTGAAGTTATGGAAATGTGGCACATAGAATGTTCCGTAGCCTGGTACTGAGGCAACTGGTCTTTTACCTGCATCTTCGACAATGCTAAGATTTGAACGAATCCATACGTTTATATCCTCTGCTGACTCGTCCCCACGGTCTAAAAGATCTTGAATATTTTGGGTTATTCTGATTAGGTTAGAAACTGCATCCTCTGTTAAAGCATTAAAATAGTAAAGGAGTTGTTCACATTTTATATGTGGAAAAGGAAGCCTTCTCATTTTAAACATCCTATCATAAATTGCAGCATTTCCATTAAAACTAAACCTTGTTCCTTCTGTTAAATCTTGTATTGAAAGATTTTCTGATGCAGCAAGCATATCTGTTGGAACTGTTGGAAACATAGGGATAGCACCAAAGTCTGGACCTAATTTTTGCTGTAAATAAAAATTAATAAATGATGGTGGATGATCAATAGTTGTAGCCATTACGCACCCATTCCTGCATTGGCAATCCAACGATATCCAGTTGATAGTCCCTTTGCTTTACCCATTTTTTTACCTGCTGGCATATTCTTTTTATAAACTTGAGGATTTTCAAGATATTTTGCAATACCGCTTGTTCTTAAAAATGCTTGAGAAAAATATTTATTAAAGAACATGTCAAAGGCTTTTTCAAAACCGCCTTCGGCTTCTGTTCCACCAGGATTTACAATCTCTACTGGGCCTCTAGTAAAAACAGTTTCGCCATTGTCGTCAAATGCTAAAACTTGTGCTGCCTTTGGTCTAATTGTAACTGGAATACCATACTCCATAATTCTTGCCTTATCATAAAATGGTGTGCGAGACCCATTTTTTATAGAAGTTGATTGGCTAAAAGATGATCTAAAGGACAGACCCAGGTTACTTGTTGTATAAGATATATCGTATAGCCTTCCATCTGGGCTTCCAGTCATAGTCCATTCGTAAACGTGACGAAGCATATCTGGATTAACTCTTGCGTTAGAGTCTATAAACTCTTTCATAACTTCTACTGTTTCCATTCCTAAAGTTTTTAGAAATACGGTCTTTCCTTTTTGAACTCCTTCTAGAAAACCTATAGAGTAGTTAACAATGTTGTTCATATCTTTTTTAAATTGCTTTGAATTAAATGTTGTTATCATACATCACCCGACTGATTTTCTGATCTTCTTATTACTAACTTATAGGACTCTACAGTTCCAAAAGGTCCAGTAAAAGGTTCAAAGGTCGCTATCTCAAACAAAGTTCCCTTTCCCGATCTAGGGCCAGATGTTTCCATGTATATAAGGTTTCCCTCTTGATCTCTAATATCAGATATTAAAACATTTGTTAATGCATTTTTGCTATCAAGCGAAGAAATCCTAATGTCTGATTTTGCTCTTCCTACAAGAATTGAGTTTTGAGTGATGTTTACGTTTGGCTTTACTTCTTCTTTAAATGCAGAACCACCAGAACTAAAACTACATGCAAATACTCTATCTAAAACCCAATGCTTTTTAATTGAGCCAAAGTCCCCTTGCTCTACTATTGGATGATATACAGATGCCTGCATTGGAAACATAAAATCTGGTGTCTCACAAACTGTCATTATAAAACCCCAATTTTTGTAATAGACTTAGCATACTTAGAAAGTATCTTGTCTACGATTATATTTCCTGTTCCTTCGAAAAGACCCTTGTCAAACTGAATTCTAAACTGATCTGTATTGTAAGAAGAAATAAATCTCTTGTAATAGTCTAACTTTCCACACTCTATATCGTGAACAAGCATCTCTGTTGCTCTAACAATATCTGATGGAACTGCTGTGTATCCATGCTCTACTGTAATCCTGTAGTCCCAAGTTCTACCAAACCCTCTATATACAAATTGTGGGTCAAGAGAATCTGATGCTGCTGCAGGTAAAACTAGTGGTGCTGACTCTGCTCTGTTAATATTATCTGTTGACTTTTCAACAATTGCTGTCTTGTCTGATGTAACTTCGTACTGTCTATCCTGTACCAACTTATTATTTTCGTATACTTCCAATACCTTTTTTACATCATCCCAGATAGGTAAATAGTCTGACCCAGTTCCTGTAAAATTTAAAACCTTTTTCTTATAGTAAAATCCTTCTGGGACTACTGAGTCAATAACTGCTCTTGCAATTTCTTCATTTAAAGCGTATGTTGCTATGTCAGATGCTGTATTTGCTTTTGTAGATGGGTCTACGTATGGCCTTACAATTTCATAAGTTTCGTCTTGAAGAATTATTTCTCCAACTGCCCCAAAATTTTTAACAATTTCAACTCTATAAGAAGAATCGTAGTTTCCTGGCAAAGATATCTGAAGAACATTTCCTGCTATCTTATTTAAGAAGGTTGATGTTGATACTGAAAGATCCGCCATATCTGTTATAGTTACAGTTATAGTTGATGATGTTATTCCCGCAGGAACTACAAAATTAACAGATACATCTGCATATGGCGGAACTCTCAATATTTCCATATTAAATTACCCTAAAACCTTTTGGACTTCTTCGGGTGTTGCAATGCGAACATGTGAACGAGTTAGCCACTTGTCTGCTTGATCTTTTGTTACAATATTAACGCCCTTGTATATGGCTCCGTTTGCTTCTTCCCAACGAACATTGCTTGTTGAATAGATGGCAACCTTATCTCCAATTTCTTGGTTTGGCTTAATATCTTTCTTTGGACCGTCTGCTGCCATGGATCCAATAGCGCCTGTTTCTGTAAATCCTAATGACTGAACTGGTTCTTCTGCTGCAGGTGCTTCGACTACTGCCTCGACAACTGGTGCTTCTACAACTGGCTCTGCTACTGGCTCTTCTACATGCTCTACTGGTGTTTCTACCACTGGGGCTTCGACATGGTCATGCTCTTCTGCATTGTCTGCTGAAAACGGATTATTATAATTGTTATTTTCCATTTGTATCCTCCTTGTTTGTATTATATCATTAAAGTATTAAGGGGGACAGGAGAGTGAACTCCCGCCCCCCATTAAAGGTACTGTTTACAGACTATGCGTCTGCTGCAGCGTCAGCGAATGCGATTGCATCCTCTTCTTCCCAGTTGATACCGAAGCGAACGAATACAGTGTATTCAATTGTATCCTTCTTCGCTACGTACTCACGGTTTACAGTGATGTCTCTTTGGAATCCCCATACACGGTTTGCAGGGAATGTCAAATCGATATAGCCTGCTGGGTAGTAAGGAACTTCCTGAACTTCAATTCCGAGAACACGAGTTGTACGTGCTCCACCGAATGTCTGTCCGATACCATCAAGGTATGATTGGCGGTTTGCCTGGGTTGATCCTGGCATCTGGCCTGAGAATGCTTCTGCAACTGCATCAGCGAGTGTACCGTTATTCTTAACGATTCCGCCGAATGCATCTGTACCTGCGTAGAACTTAAGATTGTTCTTAAGTGCACGGTACTTACGTGGCATTGCATTGATGATGCCCTGCATTACATCAGGTGTCCAAGCATTATCTGCTACGGTTACTACTGACTCATGTGCATCTCCGTTTGTCTTTACCTTGTTGATAAAGCCTGGCATGATTGACAAGAATGATCCTGTTGCACCATCACCATTGATAGCGAGATCTTCGATATCATTTGCGAATGCGTTGGTCATCAAGCGTACTAAGTGATCTTCTAGAGCGTCACCTTCTACACCATCTTCCAATGATTCTGCTGTTACTTCCCAGTCAAGACGAATCTTCTTGGTAGTAAGTTCGACCTTAGAGAATGTTGCACCTGTGTTTGTGTAGTTACCAACTGCTTGCGCTGCTGCACGAATTACACGCTCACCGACGTTTACCTTCTCAAGTTCCATAGAATTAGCCTTCATTGTTACACGACGGCCATCCTTTGCTAATACTGTTGCATCCCAAACATAGTCGATAAAACGACGTGCCTGCTCAGGGCGCAAAATTCCAGAAGCCGCTGAACCACTAGGGTTAACAGCATTTGCTCCGCTTGTAGATCCGAGTGTTGCTGTTGGAATGTTGCCCAGTGTGTCTGCTCCTGGGTTTGATACTCCACCAATTCCACCTGATGCGAAAGCACCTTGACCCTGGTAAAGTCCTGGTGCTGTTGCACCTAGATCTCCCGCAGCGCCTGGCTGGTTTTTGATTATTTCTTCTGACATATTGTCACCTCCTAGTGATTTGTTCATTTGAATAGATCGGCTGTTTTGAGGAAACTACCGCCCCATAGGGATTTTTCAACCATTTCAGGCTGAGACTGCAAGATATCGCCGATATCTCCAGACTTTCGGAATGCGGTTTCTGCTTCCACGGCGTCTACTCGTTTTCCAAATTCATTAAATTCACCTGAAACTGCTGCAATATCTTTTGCAACTGCTTCGAATGAACTCTTTACTGTGTCAAGGTCTACCTTTGAAGACTTAAGAAGTTCTACTTCTGCTTGCAAAGATTTTACTGTTGACAATAGATCGCTAAAGGCTGATGTTAGATTATTCTTGATTTCAGTAATTGCTTCAACTACATCGTCTGACTTAGATACATTTGCGTCTGCGTCTGCTACTTCTTCAACTGTTTCTGCAACTGGTGCTTCTTCAGTTTCTGCTACTGCTGCTTCATCTGACTTAACAACATCTGCTGTTTCTGTCTCTTCTGCTTTTGTAACTTCTTCTGTAACTTCTTCAACCACGGCATCTGCCTCTGGAGCGACCACAACGTCTTCAACTACATCTGTTTTTTCAACTTGTGTTTTTGATTTTGTCATAGGTTGTACCTCCTTGTTAATCTTAGAAGTATTAATGCCTTTAGCACTATCAACTAAGAATTTTATCATTGTTGTTTTTTCATCATCCGTTTTTTCAACGAACCCTATATTTTCCATCTGCTCTCCAGTAACTGGGCTAAGTTCTGATTCATTTTCAGATGAAATAACAATTCCATTTTCTTTATCATAAAAAACATTTTCTAGTACTGTTGAATCTCCTTTGATAACATCTACGCCATCAACTTTTTCAACTGATACAATATTTGCAAACTGATTTGCTGGGGAATCTACAAGACTCAACTCAATTAAATCATAATCCTTAATAATTCTAATCTGTGTTTCTGACTTCTCATCATAACCATCATCCCACTTATTCATTCTTCCACCAATAGAAAAACCAGTAAGTGTTCCATCGAGCACCTTTTCCCATGTATCTTGTGCACCCTTTGAAACATATGCTGATACAAATACGCCCTTGTAAAACTTCTTTGATTCTGGATCAAAGTACTTATCTTCTTTAAAGTTAACCATCTTGCCAACTGCTAATGGCTGATGCATCTCTCTAATGTTACCTCGAAATTTTGCAAAGGCTGACATTGATGCTTCTGAAGTTACAATATCCATCTGTTTGTCAAGATTGTCAAGAGATGCAAAACCTGAAACTATACGTCGTTCTTTATCAACCTTACTAAAAGGCATAGATAGACGAAGACTTTCCCCATCGGAATTCCAATGGGCTTTAGATACATTGCTCACCATTATATTATAGACCCCATTTTATACATATATCACAATATGGACATATTAGACATTAAGAGGTGCTGCGACCCTCTCCCTTTGGATTTCTTCCAGCAACTGTTGATGTACTGTCAGAGTTATTATTAGTTCTTTCAGAATCTCTTGCCCTTGTAGTATTTGCTTCGGCTGCGGTAGTTGGCTTAAGGTCTAGGACTTCATCACCACCATCTCTTTGTGGCATGTCCAAAAGAACTCGTGCTTCGTTAGGAGTCATAATCTGATTCTTAACATATCTTTCAAGAATTTGAGATTGGGCAATCTCGTCTGTAAGGGTTAATTCATTAAATGAAAAATCAAGAATGTCTGTCTTCTCACGGACAATCTTGTTGATCATTTTTTCAAGTTGTCTCTGGGCTGGTCTTGCAACCTGTTCCTTAAAGGTGCGATCCTGTGCAAGTGCTGCTGCGATAGATCCAGAATCGCCACCTCCAAGTTTTGACAGTGGCACTTGATGTGCTACCAGGATATCATCACGGTTTTGCTTACGATACTCTTTAAAAGAGCCGTCTTGTATTCCGTCTTCGATGGGATCCATTTTAAATTCTACTTTATTATTTTCGCTATCCCCTGGCAATGGAATATATAGCGTTCGGTGTGACTGCCCTCTAAGATTTGTCTGCAAGAATCTAAACATCTTATCTTCTGCGTCGCCAGAGAGTTTTGCACCCTTAAGTGTTACAACGTATCGTGGTACTGCTTTATTTGCAAAGTAGTCAATGTTGTACTGTGAAGCAAGCGAGTCTCCATGTAGTGAGTTAATTGCCGACATAATGTCTGGCACTCCGTAAAATGTATTTAGTGGTGAGTACTGCTTGAAATGGATTATTTCATTTGGTCTAGCGTCTGTTGTTAGTGGGTTTTGATTCTTTGCTCCAAAGTTACGGAAGTAGACGATCTTGTTTCCAATGATCTGAACGTATCCGTCCTTGATTCTTCTAACTCTCATTGTTGTTGATGGAATATGTCCTACGTAGCCGATTTCGCCACGAGTGGTTCTACCGATTTCTAAGTATCCGTTTCCAGTTGACTGTAGGTCTGTGTAAACCTTCTCCATTGTTGCTGTAAATGAATCGTCATCGTTGAGTGATTCAAGCCAGTCACGCATTTCAATCTTTGCTCTTTCAATTCTTTTTCTTGCTTTTTGTGTTGCACTGTTGTCTTCTGATGATTCAAGCCTCATCATTGTTCGTTGAGAAACTTTAAACTCATAGCCCAATCCAACAATATTTTCCACCTTAGCATCGATGGCTGCGTGGTTTGCAAAAGAAGTATCATAATAGTTTGCTAATTCATATAGGTTCCATGGTGGAGTGATTACATCAAACATTCCATAGCCGTTTACATATACTAATCCTGGATTTATCTCTTTTGATTGTGCTCCATCAATACCGCTTTTTCCAGCAAGTGCTGCAGTTGTATACTGAGTAGTTGGCTCAACCATCTTTGTTGAAGATCTGCTTATGCGTCTTTTAAAATTTGCTTCTAATCCGTCAAGAGATTTTAATGAATCCCAGTTACCATTAAATGGGTCTGACTTTGAAAAACTGTCATCTTTTTTTATTGCATCATCAATTCTTGCGTGGATTTCGTAATCGTTATCTTCCATAATTAATCCTCATCTCCGTATTTAGCAATTGTATCTTTTGCTGCCTGTACTGCTCCAAGATCATTAAGTGATGGAATAAGGCCAGCATTTAGTCTGTCTACCTGCTCAGAATACTCTTCTTCTGAAACTCTTGTTAGACCTGGAACAAATACGCAGGTACCGTCTCCTGGATCTCCATAGTGCATTGCAGTCTTTTTTAATTCTGCCATTCTAGAAATATCGTTCTTATCTGAAGGGATATTAAGTACAGAGCCGTTTCCATCTGTAAACCATTTACCATTTGCTTTTTTATACACATAAAGGCCCCAGTCATAGTTCTTTTCAATGACTTGTCGTCTTACATTTTTTACAATCGGTTCACCAGTTTTTGGGTTTATTAAAGAATCCATAACCACAAGTATACCATATTAGGCAGGATCAATGACCAGTTGGCTCCATTCAACATCTTTATAGGTTGTATACTTATAATTGCCGAAGCGTAAAAGGCTGTCATCCTCTACTATTATCTTATTTGTTCCCGTATAACTCTTGTAAACTTCTGATGGATTAACCCCATAATAACTTGTTTCTGACAAAACTAGCACTTTGTTCCAGTTAAACGATCCGATATTCCAAAACTTCCAATCTAGGTCTCTAGAGTTTAAAATCTTAACTCTAAGCCAAGGCCTCTCGGAAACATTCTGAACCTCCTGCAAGTTTGTTGACTGATAGAAAGATATGTTATTAAAAAGTAGTGGCCCTGTGAGTCTAATGGCTCCCTCAAAATATGAAAAATTTAAACTGTCTAAGAAATTAATGCCAAGAAATCCCCAATCTTGTAGGGTTATAACTGGCTCTTTTACAATTTTGCCATTCCAATAAAATCCAATTCCGTTTTGTACTAGTCCAGTTTTTGTATCAATTGCATAAATTTTTGCTCTTCTTCCACTAGGATCACAGGCAACCATGTAAAATTTTATGTAAGAGCCCCTACTCTCTATTTCAAAAATTTCTGTTGGTGCATATGGAAAATAGTCTCCATCAAACCTAACTGCAAGTTGCATAGCAATAACCTTGAACCCGTCTGCCCTGCTTGTATTTATAGGAATCATAAGTCCTCTATTGATAAGTGGATCGTAAATTCCTTTTAATTGTATACCGCTCTTTTTTGTTAAATACAGATATGGAGACGATGCATTATAAATTGAAAAAGGATTATTCTTTTTAAAATCATAATAAATTCCAGACTTTGTATATGGATAAATAGGAGTTCCAAATCTTGTGCCGATTGGACTTGCATCTGATTCATTCAATGCTTGAGAAGCATAAGACATATCTTTTATACTAACATTATTAACTGATGAATTTTTTACGTTAATGTCTATATGAGTAACTATTGACAAATCATTAAAATCAACACCTGAAGGAGGATAGATTATCATATTGTCAACCACTTCATACTTTGTTCTCATCCAGTCAGATCCTGGAATTAAAACACCATTTCTTTCTGGTTTTTCTATTTTAACAAAATATTCGGAAGTTGCATTTGCTCCAAGTTTAGTATATTGAAATGTAATGTATGTTTTTACTAGTGAGCCTTCTGTATCATATTTATAACTTTTTGCTATTTTATTTTTTAAATCTTCATAATCATTATATCCAGTAAATAAATAGTTATCTAGTGAATCATAGTTTCTTTGAACTGGTAATCCATATTCATTAGAAAGTTCTGCATATGTCCATTCAACAGGATCTGTCTCTATTGCAAGAGTTTTTGAAGGTATTGGATAATTAAAATTAAACTGAATAAAGTCAAGATCAAAATATTGATCCCCTCTTTTATCAAAAACAGACTCTGCAAAATATGTAAGGGGCAAGTTGTCTTCCCAATATCCATTTGATGATACGGCAAGCGTATATTTTTCAAATAGAATATCTGGAACTAAGGTATAACTGGCTGTGTGCTCAATTAGATAGTCTTCTTCCATAAGAACAACACCTCCACCATCAACTGCCCCAGGAGATAAGTCTGTAAGTCCTCTGTATGGTGGCTGAGAAACAGTATCAATTCCACCATCAACATCTACTATTTGGTTATTTTGATAAACATCAAATAGGTTTTCATTAAGTTTTGGAATGCCAAGTTCGTTAAACAAGTTTTTTATTTTTTGAAAATTATACTTTGTTGCAAATCCAATATTATAAATTTTTCCTGTAAAGGTAAAAGTATTTGTTGATGCGCTACTCTTGTCTCCTCCAACATAAAGCCTTAAGTCTGACAACGAACCAAAGAAACTAGACACAGGGTTTCCAAATATTTCTACAAATCTAGGAATGTTTATACCAACTTCAATAAATTCATTTTCATTTAAGTCTTGGGAACTGTAAATAACTTCTGTTTTTCCATTTGCGTAAATGCTATAAACTATTCTATTATTAGAAACTTCTATTTTAAAATAATCCAAAGTATTTTCTTTTTCAATTTTAAAAAGCGTTTGTGGCGCTGTTACATTTCCTTTTAGTTTAAAACATCCGTAAAATGCCGATATCGGAGTATTTAAAATATCAAAGTTTTCAAAAAATAAATATCCTTTAACATTATCCCATGCAGATGATGGCCTAAATGTAAAATAATCTCTTTGATCATATAAAAAGTTTTGTGTGTTTGATGTTAAGTTGGCAGTTTTATTTTCATTAAACAACTCAGACTCTGTCTTTGAGGATAAGACTGTTTTTGGAAGTGGGTGAGAGATTACAGAAAGTGCTTTGTTTGTGGTAGATAAATTATCGCTAAATCCTTGATTCCAAGATCCAGTTTTTGGATAAGAATAGTTTGCTGTATAGTTTGCAAAAGAATAATCAACTGACACAGAGGTCCCGCTATATGATGTATTAATATTTTCTGGTATCTCGACTCCCTGACCAAACACAAACCTTCTTTTTGCAACTGCCGAAGGAACCAGGTAAGGATAAATTCCAATGCAGTCTATATCTATTGGTGATACATCATCGTATGCATAAAAACCTATCCAGTCTTGATTTTTAGTTCCCGCAAACTCTGATGGCAAAACTGCCAAGTCTTGATCATGTGGAATTGATACAACCTCTGTTCCATTAATTAGTAGAGATGCAAGGTCTTTCCCAACCTTCAAATGGATAAGCATTGGCCTTGTCCATTCTCCAACATAGTTTGTCTTGTATTCGTTGCCAATCTTTAACCCAATTGACGGTCCATCAACATATATTCCATCGGCTGATGCAATAGGGCCAATAATTCTTTTCCTATCATTAGTGTATGAGTTTACCCTAAGCCATGTTTCTAAAGTATATTGTTTGAATTGTCCTGATTGATTTAACATTCCAACTCCAGGAACTATTAGTGAAGGATTTAGGCCATTTGCAAAAAGCGTTGTATGCCCATCAGTTCCATAAACAAGAGGGATTCCAGAATTTTTTGCTTTTAACATGTTATCAGATGCAAGATAGTAACCATCTAGTTCTTGAAGTCCGTAACATTTAGCAGGAACACCTTTTTGTGGTGATATAGAAATTGTTGATGGAATATCTACTAGCGATGTCCCAAGAGATGTAGAAGAAAACTCTTCTGACCATTGGCCCAAAGTTATTCCGTTAACCCTAAACACATGCTTTGCTAAAGGATCTCCTACAAACTTAATCTTGAAAACAAGTTTAATTGCTGTATCTTCTGGAGGTGTATCAAATGTTTCTGATATAAAAATCCAGTTATTATTTACTACTACGTCAAAATCTTTAACATGTCTAATATCAGTACCGCTAGTTTTATCTCTATATTCATATCCAATTGAAAATCCTGATATGTAAGAACTTTCAGAATAAAAATACCCACCTACTGAAAAAGTTCTAAGATATGTATTCAAACTTTTTAGGTTAATAATTTCAGGACTAACTGCAGTTATAGATGCTTCTTTATCTATGTTAGGGGTTGCAACAATTCTATAAACAGAACTATTCTGGAAAGGCTCTCCAGTTGATTCTGGATATTTAGATGAAGTTCCTCCACTTACATTCCAGACCGACAAATCTCTTTGTGACTCGGAAATCAAAGAAATATAGTCTGCGTTATCATCAAGTGCCCACAAACCTGTAGGGTGTTCTGAAAACACCTTTTCGGCATATAGGTTTGATGAAGTAGACATTATAGGTCTATTTTATCATACTAAGATACTTTTATTTCACAGTAATCTGTAGTGCAATAAGCCTCACCTTGAGCCTCAAGATTGTCTACACCGTCGTAAATTGCACCAAAATCAATATGCTTCAACTTGCCAATATATGACTCATACTCTTCTTCAGTAATTTGAGTGTATGGCTGCTGTGGATAAACAGTATTTCCCATTGGAAGGAATGAGACTGCCTTTAGTTGTCCTTCGTACATATGCAGTGCTGGAACCACATGCTTTGATTCTGTTTCTTTATCAAATGATAATGTTACAGAAACACCATTGTCAGACCAATACTTTTGAGCAGTTGCAGCAAGAGCAATCTTTTCAAACAAGGTTACATCCTTTTCAGATCTTGGATGACCTGACTTGATTGGGAAGTAAACTACTGATGTATTTGCTGATACTACGTCATCTTCAATTGTGTACCCTGCTGCTTTGAACAAATGCATCATTGGATCTGTATTTCCAAATCGAACTGCACGAAGGAAGAAGTTTCCTCCAGGTCCCCAGTGAACT